AGAGGCTTACTAATACACACGCACACAGCGCAGCATTATACTGTAACGGTTCTCCGGAATAATAAGGAAAAATCACATGATAGACGCACAATACCACAAACACAAGCATTGCACACTGACTATTAGATATAAAGAATTTGCAAATAAAACAGAGCCAGTTGCTGGTTTATTTTGTAAAACACACAATGAATTTATAGATTGGTTATCACCTAGAATGGCCCAGGAAGTTCTAGACATGGGCGTAGCTGTTGAACCATGGCAGCTGACAGCACGTCAATTAAAAAAACAACAGACCAAACTGTGGCACGAACAAAATAGATTGAAGAATTTGCAAAAGAAACAACCTAAACAAACTCTTAGAGCTGCTTCAGTGGATATGAATTGAACTACAACTGTCTAGTAAAATACTGGAATTTGTAATACAATATAAAAAAGGACTACTATGACCACAATTACAGCAATACGTGATAAACTGCAAGATACATCCGTTGAAAGATTAAAGGATATTCTAAAGCCTTACTTTGAGCTGGACATCTATTCCAGTGACTTTACCATTGCTGATCTATTGACCATGATGCAGCGAGAAACAGATCCACAACGCATGTACAAACTCAGCGTTCAATATCAACAGCTATGGATCAATGGCCATAGACCAACTAAAAAATCTAAAGGCAGCAAATGACCCTTGAACAACCTAGACTACATGCAGTATGTGGTCATTTGGAAATAGATGAAATGACACGCTGCTATGTTGACAGTGGACAGGTCACTCAAGATCTAAATGAACTAGAATTAGATGAACACCAAGCACTGTTGTTGACTATGAAATGGCCAGGCTATAAGTTCTATCGTGGTGGTTGGGGAGATGAACTGTTGTTAGTACCTAAGAATCCCGAGCCTACTTGGAACACCATGGGATTTGTTTACACCACTGTGGAACGCAGAATGAGTATTCGTTACTGGATCAGCGCCAATGCGTTTGATTAAGACCAATTTTTTTATACGTGCATAAATAAAATATATGAAAAGAAAACATAAATTTGCACCAAGACCCGGAGCATGGAAAGTACATGGCGAGATCCCTCGCGCTCAGTACTTGGCGTGGAGCAGAATGAAAGCACAGGCTGATTTCCGCAATGAAGGTTGGAATTTGTCATTTGAAGACTTTCAACACTTATGGGCACAGCATTGGGCTCAGCGTGGCCGCGCTGTAAATGAATACTGCTTGACTCGCATTGATCCCAGTAAGGCGTGGAGCCTAGTCAATGCTGAATGCGTACTGCGTATTGATCACTTACGTGCAAGGAAATTCAAACATCTATATGAAACAGAATCTTGAACAGGGAATTGAACTTTGGGCTAGGTTAGCTGAAGTCATCAATGAAGAAAGTATCGCTGGTGAAATGCCAAAGAACAGTCACAGACTGTGGCGTGGTTATCTCAACAAATGGACCAACACAGAAATCTTTAACATATTGGCCGCAGTCAGTCTAGTACAAGAAGCTCGTCCAGAAATGTTTCAAAAGTTCCACAATACTGCACTGGCTGAAGCTGCCAAGATATTGGTCCGTGATTATAAAATGAATCCACGCTGTCTTGACACCAAAAGCAACAAAGATCTTTATTGGCGTTTGGCCATGACCTTGCGTGAAGTATGGAACCAACTGGCTGCGGATGCAGCTGAACCACAAAACTTATTCCTAGCACAATGATACCCACTTTTGACCCTCTAGCTGAACTACAGCAACTGAAAAGCAACAGCTTTGAACTGGCTCGTGCCTATAATGATCACAGCAGCATAATAGAACAACTGCTGCATCAAAATCGTCAATTGAATAACCTATTGGCACAGCGTGGTCGTGAAATAGCGCAATTGGCTAGACGCATTGATCAATTGGAGTCCAGTAGCACAAAAGCCACAGACATTAATCCTCAATGATCATATAATAAACTATGAAAACTGATCCTAAACCCCAACTAAGTCCCGCAGCCATAGCAGCCAACATTGGTTACTGGGCTAGTCAAATGACTGAGCATCAAACTAAACGTGACCAAGCACACGCACAAATGGTCTATTGGCAACTGCAACTAAATGAAACTGAAAAAGCTCAATCGCACTGAGCGTAAACGCTATCAACGACTACTCAAGTTATTAGGCAAAACGCAATGAAATCCTTATTAGCAGCACTGCTATTGGTCACTCTACAAGCACAAGCAGAAACTTTGACCTTTCCAGAATTAACCTCTAGACAATATCGCAATTATTCATGCGAACAAGAGATTTACCACAATGTCAAAAGCGGCGCCGTAATAAATGGTGATAGCCTAGCTATTAGTAGTATATTGCGTATTTGTTACGGGATAAGTAAGTATGACGGCAGCGTCAGCAATGAGTTTGTGCAATATCAACATCAACGTGCTGACACAATTAGATTGATCAACACGATCCGTTGGAGCAATCGTATAAGGTAACAGCAAAAACCTATATTAGTATGGTTTTAGACCAAGCCAGCTAAATATACAGCTAGACAACTAGCAAGTTTGGTCAGTGAAGGGCTCACATGGGGTGGGCCTTTCTTTTGACCGTTATTAGCCAACTTATTAGTTGATCATATAAATATAATATGAATCAACATATCATTGACAGTGGACCCATCACTGCACTAGCCCCTAAAACTGGTCCCAAACCTAAAGAATTAACTGAAGGTACAATCCTAGGATTGCCAGTTGGTCGTGACAAGAAAATAGTTCCCCCAGATCAAGTACAAGAATTGGCCAGCTTGGGCTGTACTGATCGCGACATTGCCAACTTCTTTGGCGTTAAAGAAGACACTCTACGCTATAACTTTGCGGAGTATCTCCTAAAAGGGCGTGAGGAATTAAAGATTAGTCTACGTAGATCAATGCTGAAAACAGCGCATGGTGGTAATGCTGCTGTGTTGATCTTCCTAGCCAAGAACCTATTGGGCATGAGTGACGCACCCATCAATACAGATGATAAACAACCCCTACCATGGACTGACACTGATGACTAAAATGCTGGCCAAGATTATATCCTATATCCTAGTTTTCATTGCCAAGACACTATTCCTACCCATTGCCTTGTGTATTATGATCTATCAATATTATAAGGGCATACCTCCACAACCATCACTACCACCGCCACCCCCACAACCCCAGCCAACTAATAAAGATTCAGTGTTCTTTATACAGACTCCTAGAGTAAAGAAAAGCATTCCAAAAGCCAACATATGCCATTAAGCCCTCCACAGAAGAAGATAGCCAATGATAAACGGAGATTCCGTGTAGCAATATGTGGTCGTCGTTTTGGTAAGACGCACTTGGCCATACGTGAGTTAGCTTACTTTGCACGTGAAACAGATCGTGAAGTTTGGTACGTTGCACCCACTTACAAGATGGCCAAACAGATTGTATGGAAGAAGCTTAAGAAGAAGTTGATGCAGTTGAACTGGGTACAGAAGCTGAACGAAACTGAACTGTCAATCAGTCTTAAGAACGGATCAACAATCAGTCTCAAAGGTGCGGATAATTATGACAGCTTACGTGGCGTTGGTCTTGACTTTATTGTTCTTGACGAGTTTGCTGATATAGATCCAGAAGCATGGTTTGAAACACTGCGTCCTACATTGGCTGACAAGGGTGGCGCAGCATTGTTTATTGGCACTCCCAAAGGTATTGGTAACTGGAGCTATGAGCTTTATCAAAATACTCTAGATGATCCCAATAACTGGGCCAGCTATCAATATACTACCATTGACGGTGGTAATGTACCCGCTGAAGAAATAGAACAAGCACGTAAGGATCTAGATGAACGTACCTTCCGCCAGGAATTCTTAGGTACATTTGAAACATTTGCTGGACGTATCTACTACAGCTTTGAACGTGTCTACAATGTCAAAGAGTTAGACCTACTGGATCTTAAAGAAATTCATGTGGGCATGGACTTTAACGTAAATCCTATGTCAACAGTGATTGCAGTCAAGCAAGGAGAAAATTTGTATGTCATTGACGAAATCCGTATGTTTTCTAGTAACACCCAAGAAACAGTGGATGAAATTAAAAGCAGATACCCAAAGACTAAGGTCTTCGTCTATCCAGATCCAGCCGGACATCAAAGAAAAACCTCAGCTGGCGGCCTTACTGACATCACCATCCTTCAGAACGCAGGATTCGTTGTCAAAGCACCTAGAGTCCACACACCAGTTAGAGATAGAATCAACTCAGTCAACTCAAGATTATGTTCAAGTTCGGGTCAAAGACACTTGTTCGTAAGCGCTAAGAGTAAATATACTATTGAAGGATTAGAACGCCAGACCTATAAAGAAGGCACTAGTCAACCTGATAAAGATTCAGGCTACGATCACATGAATGATGCATTGGGTTACATGATTGATTATCTGTGGCCAGTAAAGAGAGACGTCAACCCAGATTTATTAGTGCCACAACGCTGGGGCCATCGCGTGGCATAACAAGGAAATAAAATGAATGTAATTCAAACACTATCAAGCGAACTTAAGAAATTACTTACAGGTAATGATCTTTACAACAACTACTATGACCAATGGCAGTATCTATTGGAAAGTTACATGGGTGGTAAAGAGTACCGAGAAGCTGGACATTTAACACGCTATCAATTAGAAACAGATGCTGAATACTCAGCTAGACTGCGTACTACACCATTAGAGAATCACTGTCATTCAGTTATCTCAGTTTACAACAGTTTCTTATTCCGTGAAGCACCCAAGCGTGACTTTGACAACAATGGTATGACATTTGAACTAGAAATGTTCTTACGTGATGCGGACTTTGATGGACGCAGCCTAGATGCTTTCATGAAAGATGTCAGTACCTATGCCAGTATATTTGGCAGCAGCTGGATCATAGTCAGCAAGCCCAACGTGGGTGCTGTCACAGTGGCAGATGAACAGGCAGCAGGCGTTCGTCCTTATGTCAGCTTGTTGACACCAATGGCCATGCTAGATTGGCAGTATCAACGACAGCCAAATGGACGTGTTGAATTGACCTACATACGCTATCTAGAAGAAACTACTGGAGTATTGACCACAGTAAAAGAATGGACACTGACTGAAATCCGTACCACTGTAATGAACATCACAGCGGATCAAATCATAGAAGAAATCGTTGAAGTCAATGAACTAGGTAAGATCCCAGCAGTCTGTGCCTACAATGGCCGCAGTATGATACGTGGATTTGGTATCAGTGACATTACAGACATTGCTGATGCTCAGAAGTTTATCTACAACTGCACTAGTGAAGCTGAACAAAGCATTAGACTAGACAGTCATCCTAGCTTGGTCAAGACTCCAGAAACATTGGCTGGTACTGGTGCTGGTGCTATCATACACATGCCAGAGAACTTGGACCCAGGATTGAAGCCCTACATACTAGAGTTTGGTGGCGCCTCAATTGATTCAATATACAAGAGCATTGAACACGCTATCAGTTCAATTGACAAAATGGCCAACACTGGTGCTGTGCGTGCCACTGAATCACGAGTTATGAGTGGTGTTGCAATGGAAACAGAATTTCAATTGCTTAACGCACGTCTAAGTGAGAAAGCGGACAACCTAGAACTTGCTGAAGAACAGATGTGGCAGTTTTGGTTTATGTACATGGGTCAGCAATGGATGGGCAGTATTGACTATCCAGGCAGCTTCAACATCCGTGACACTGGCGGTGAAATAGCTCAATTGGCCACAGCAAAGAACACAGCCACTGACCCA